AGTCTATCACCCCCGCCAAAGGCGCAATTACCGACGTATGGGTAGAGGAAGCGACCGAGACAGCACAGGATTCAATCAAGCAACTATTGAAGCGTCAGAGAGGCGGAAATCCCAAAACGCCCAAACGCCTACACATGACATTCAACCCGATATTACAGCAACACTGGATTTATCAGACGTACTTTAGCGGGCTTGGGTGGGCTGAGACACAGACGAAATACAAGACGCCTGAGTTATCCATCCTGAAAACAACCTATCAGGATAACAAGTTTCTGACCGCAGACGACCGCAAAGGGTTGGAGCAAGAGACAGACAGTTATTATTATCAGGTTTATACACTAGGCAACTGGGGTGTGTTGGGTGATGTAATCTTTACTAATTGGAAGGTAGATGACTTATCGCAGATGACTGACCAGTTTACCAACAGGCGCAACGGGCTAGACTTCGGCTTTTCCAGTGACCCCGCCGCCGTGGGTGTGAGTCATTATGACAAGATGCGTAAGACGATTTACTTCTATAAAGAGTTGTACGAGACAGGACTTACCAATGACGTACTAGCCGAGCGCGTAAAAGAGATGATAGGCGATGAGCGGATCATCTGTGATAGCGCAGAGCCTAAGAGTATTCAGGAATTGAACAATCACGGCGTGTCTGCGGTAGGGGCTAAGAAGGGCAAGGACTCGGTAAACTTTGGGATTGACTGGTTGAAACAACAGACCATCATAGTAGATAAGACCTGTATCAACCTGATAAACGAACTGCAACAATACCACTGGAAGAAAGACGCGGGCGGTAATAGCCTAAAAATACCAGTGGATAAAAACAATCACTTGATTGATGGCGGCCTTCGGTACGCTTACGAAGATGATATGCGCGACATAGACGCATCTAAAATAGTTGACTGGGTATGAGGTGATAAATGGGTATATTCGGAATTCCTACAAAAAAAGAACTAGAAGCACTCACAAAAGAAATTGAATCGCTAAAGGCGAATCTTCCGCAGTATGAACGCTGGCAACTAGAGACAGCGGGCGCGGAAAAATTCAACCTCCCCGACCCGTCGGTATATGGAAATCAGGCGGACTTATACCGTAAGTTATCATGGGTGCTTTTAGCGGTAGACCTGACCGCCGCCGCTGGTGCTTTGACCCCCTTTGAGGTCAAGCGTATATTGTCGGGCAAAGAACCGAAGGACATCCCGAATCACGAATTCGAGTTGTTATTGTCCCGCCCCAATGAACTTGATTCCCGTTATGAATTCCTTTATGCAACCATCGCATTTTTCAAGCTGACAGGTAACGCTTACTGGTGGCTGAATAAAAAGGATGAATATTCAGTACCCGATGAAATGTGGTTTATCCCTTCTCAAATGATTATCCCTGTCCCTGATGAGCACATGTACCTAAAAGGGTACATGTATTACCCAGGAAACGGGCGTGAAATCTTTTTAGAGCCGCACCAGATTGTACACTTCAAGCGATTCAATCCGTTTTCTAGGTTTATTGGATTATCTGCAATTGAAGCTGTGGCGATGGTCGCTAATGGCGATTTAGGTATGCAGGAATGGAACACTAGGTTATTCAAAGAGAATAACGCCCGCCTGCCTGGTGTGCTTACGTTTGAGCAGATGATAGCCGATCCACAATGGGCGAAGATAAAAGATGACACACGCGAGGCCGCGAAAAAGAGAGAGTTACTCATGCTTCGGGGTGTGGGTCAAGGCGGTGTACAGTGGTTACAAAACTCAATATCTCAGCGTGAGATGGAATTCTTAGACGGGCGCAGGGCGAATAAGGAAGAAATCATGACGACCATTGCCCCAGGCTCTTATACAATGCTTTCAGAAAACGCAACACAGGCCAATTCAGTTGTCGGCCGTGCGTCGTTTAATGAATTGTCAGTCTACCCCATGCACGTTATGATGTCGGAAAAGATTACCAATTCAATCCTTCCCCTCTACGGTGGACGTCCGCTTATTGGCATGTTTGAGGACATCCGAGTCACTGATAAGGACCTGGAGTTACGAGAGCAAGACGCCTTTGAGCGCACCCACACGCTAAAGGAAATCCGCGAGGAATGGTATGGCGATGACCCGTTAGGCGATGAGCGTGACGACTTGTTACCCTCACAGATCACACAGACAAGCGGACAACCCGAACCCGAGCCGACCACTAATCCTTTGAACAACGTACAACCTGTGACCCCTATGCAGGAACAACCAGACACGCAACCGAACGAAGCCGACGCACAAGAGCCGATGAAAGCGGATTTAGCCCGCTGGCAACGTAAGGCGATGAAGCGTATCGGGCAGGCTGTCCCGTTTGACAGTGACGTTATTCCCTATCCAGTACGTGAGAGAATCGAGAAGGGATTACCCGCCTGTAAAACTGAGCTAGATGTTCGGGGATTGTTTTCGATGGATTACTCCAAAATGAAACCATCTATACAGGAAGGCGCGGAAAGCATACGGATGTTAGCCGAGGCAATCAATAAGGCGGTTAGGTGATTATTCTAAAGTTTATCCGTGAGGCCGTAAAACTTGTGCCGCAAGTTGTCCCATTCTTGACGGGAAAGGCGCGGGTACTTTACTTTGGGTCAATTGCCTTTGATGCTTTCAAGTCTTATGAAGATATGCTGTCAAAGATTCAAACTCTGGTAAAAAACACCTATAAAGGCAAGGTCGGAACAGTAGAGTTTACCGACCGCATGACATCCATTATCGGCGGGCAGTTACGAAACGCCTATAATACAGCGTGGATAAATGAGGGGATGGACGAAGATAATACTACCGCCGCCCTGCCTGATTACCTCGAAGAATCCCTGCTCGATATGATAGCCGAGCAGACGAATTCCAGCTTTTCATACCAATACTATAATGACATCATAGACGCAAGGATTAGGGAAGCCCCCGTTGACCCGCTGTTATCTCGCGCTGAGTTGTGGGCGGGACAATGGAATACAGCTTACGAAAACGCAACAAGCCTGATAACGCTGAATAATGGCGGGCGCGAAGAGTGGATTTTAGGAACCACTGAACAACATTGCCCAGAATGTGCCGCGTTGAATGGGATTGTAGCCTTTGCGAGTGAGTGGAATGAACTAAACGTCTACCCAAAGAATCCCCCTAACGATTACCTGACCTGTGGCGGCTGGCGTTGCGACTGTGAGCGTAGGGCGACAGACAAGAAGAGAAGCCGAAACGCATATAACAGAATCAAGGCAATTGTAAAATGAACATATCATTCAAGATTCGCAACCTTGAAAAGGTAAAGAAATATCTAGCCTCCCTCCCTCGCGGCGTTACCTTTGTTGCATTGAAAGCCATTAGTGAATGGCTGGTAGGTGACTCGCAGAGCGGGCTAAGACACCCCGAGCCGTATAAGTTTGTGACTAGAAAATCCGCCTATGGGTTTTCATTCTTTACCGACAAACAAAGACGCTGGTTTTTCTGGGCGTTACATTCTGGTAAAATCAACCCTGGACAGAATAACCGCACAGGCAAATCCACCGAAGCGTGGACATTCACCCCACAAGAGAAAGGCAAGAACTATTCATTTCGCTTGGTGAATGACACGGCGGGCGGATACTGGACGCGCCACGACAAGCGACAGGCGCGGCAATTGGGTAAGGTGGGTTGGTGGACGGTTACTAAAGTTGTAGCGAAGAATCTCCCCGCCGCAATACGAGCAGGGCGGGCGGCGGTAAAGAAGTATCTAGACAAGAAAGGATAAAAACTATGGACACAATTTACGGATTTCCTGTTGCTAAAATTTCAGGCTTCCCCTATGGTGAATGGACAGCCGAACCCCCAAAAGATGAGGGGTATTATTGGTATTATTCATCTTTCAGTCAAGAGCCGCGCATTATAAAATTATACAGTATTGGGAACGGTGAATTTCTTGACGAGAATTATCTTTTGTTTGTTAGAGACGATACAAGCAGGTTTCTTGGCCCTTTGCCAGTACCAGAAACACAGAAAGGATAACCGATGTTCAAAGAACTATACACAATGATTGACGAGTTGCACACTATAACTAACTCCGCACAATTTACATCCATGCGGTATCGCCACGCAATGAATAAAATTAGCGACGCATATGAGGCCATGTCTGAGAAGATTGAAAAGGCTTTACTTCCTGCAATTATGAGTTTACACGGGAGCTTTTTACCCCCGCAAGAGCTATTAGACGCAGGTGGCGGGCCAACGTCAAAGAGGTTTACAGAGTTGTACATAAAAATGATGGAAAAGTAGGCTTGCAAGAAAACCGAATCCGTGATAAAAGAAAGCACAAATTAGTTTACTGCCAGATAGCCACAGGCGCGGGTAACGCGATAAGGCGAAAGGGCATGTAAGCAAAGCGCAGACAGGCCAATAGGCGGCGCGTTGATTCTCGAAAGAGAGTTGACGCGCCGCTTTTCGTTTATGGAGATTTATGACAGAAGCAATCAAAGCCGTTGGAGATTGGGAATTAGAAATAAAAGTCCTGCCGTTTACCAAAGACTCAGACGGTCAGTGGTTTGACGAAAATACCGACATCATGCAGGGAGCATTTACAACCCCGCTGGTAATCTACCAACACGGGGTAAAACAAGGCGCGCAGGGATTGGAAGGTAAACCCGTAATTGTAGGGGATTCTGTACCTGGTTCTTTGGAAAAGCGCGGCGATGGTTGGTATATTCGGGTGATTTTGAACAAAGCACTAAAGCAGGCTAAGGACATTATGGAGGCGGCATGGAAGGGATTAGTAGCCGTATCGTCTGACTCCATCGCCCACTTAGCGCGGTTGGATGTAGGGGGAAAGTTGATACCCTATGAAAAGAACAAGCCTGGACGCATTGCAGTCTGGCCGTTGGCGGGATTCTCGTTATGGGAAAAAGGGAATGGAAACTTTCAACCCGCCAATCACTCAGCGATTGCACTCCCAGCTATGAAAGCAATTTACAGGGACGCGGGTCTACCCTTCCCTGTGATAACACCTGACGACGTTTTACCAGAGGCTAATTTAGCGGCGAAGCGGGCGAAGGTAAAAGTAATTAGAGAACAATCGAAAAAACTTATAAAATATTTCAAGGAGCAAAAATGAACAAGCAAGAAATGATTACCCGCGTCAAGGTTTTGGCGGGCCAGAACAATCTGGACGAAGACGAACAAAAGGAGTTGGAGGGTCTCAATTCCCAGCTTTCCGCAATCAAGGCAAAGGAAGATTCCGCAAAACTGTTATTGCAGGCAGAGGAAGATGCCAAAGCCGAGCAGGAAGCCGAAACTAACCGCAAGATTCAGGAAGCCGTCAAGAAAGAACGCGAACGCCTGGACGCTCAGGGTCGTCGTCTCCCGATGGGTGGTGAAGCCCCCTATCAGGCCAAGTATTCCGACACCTGGAAGTATGACAACCTCGACATTGCCGATTTGTCCGTAGCTGTTGAGATGGGTAAATCCCTAGGTGTGAAATTCGGCGGCGATGCGATGAAGGCTATGAGTCTCCGTGTGGCTGGCCTCGTTGATACTGATGAGAAGTCCCGCAAAGATAACGCCTACATCAAAGGCGCATTCAAGTCTCAGACCGTCACCAACATTGACCCGACCAAAGACGCCATTGAAGCCGCTGTGAAGGCCGCAACCGACCCCATGTATACTGGTGGTTCTGGTATTGGTTCGGATTGGGTGGGTACTGCTTACAGCTCCGCTATCTGGAATGTTATTCGCGCCGAAAATCGTGTCGCTGGAAACATCCCCTCCGACGTAATCCCCGACGGCTATTCAAGCAAGACTTGGCCGCTGGAATCTACTGATATGACTTGGTACAAAGTTGCCGAGGCCACTGCTTCGGACTCAACTTTGAAAGTACCTGCCGCAACCGTCACCGCTTCACAGGTTGCGACAGGCTCGAAGAACATCCCCGTCGCTAAAATCGGCGCACGCGGTATTTATACGGGCGAGTTGACCGAAGACTCATTGATTGGCTTCGCTCCACAGCTTCGCGCACAGCTCGAGGCTTCGGGTGCTGAGATTGTCGAATCCCTGTTCATTGATGGCGATGTTGAGACCAGCGCAAGCAAGAACATCAACGCCATTGACACCACCCCCGCCGCCACTGATTACTTCCTCGCCTTTGACGGCTTCCGTAAGTTGGCTCTTGTAACTAACACCGCTAACAGCCGCTCGGCTGGTGGCTCGCTAACCATCGAAGATTTCCTTGCTACCATGCAACTCATGGGAACTGCTGGTCTTGCTGGTACTGACCCGTCCAAACTGGCTTTCATCGTAGACGGTAACACCTACTATGCCGCCGCTAAGCTGGCCGAAGTCAAAACCAAAGACGTGAACTCTGCCGCGACTGTTGAAAACGGCTTCTTGAAGCTGGCTTGGGGTGTGAATATCCTCCCCTCTTGGCAGATGCACCGCGCAAGTGCCAAGCGCATGGCTAATAACGCTGGCAAGATTGACGCAGATACCGACTCTAACAACACCCTCGGCGCGCTCTTGTGCGTACGCTGGGACCAGTGGAAGCAGGCTTACAAACGCCGCATGACGATGGAAACCACCCGCATTGCAAACGCGGACGCTTACGAGATTGTCGCTCTCGCCCGCTTGGGCCTCGCTTATCGCGATAATGAGGCCTCGGCGATCACCTATAACGTGGGTGTGTAATCACCCTTCCGATATGATAGCCTGACCCCCTGTTGTGTAACGTAGTTCACGCCAAACAACAGGGGCGAGGCAAAGGAAAACATAATGCCCCAAAATAAAACCCCCTTTATTGCTCGTGGTAATCAGCGTGCAATGCACATGATTACACCCGCCGCCTTCAACGTTGATAACGGCGCAGGTACAACCGTAGATTATCAACTGTGCAACCTTCCATTTGATGCGTACCTTCAAGACGTACGCGCCATTTACTCAGAAGCCACAGACACCACAGGCGCGGCCTCTGCTAACTTTAAGCTGGGTGTAACCGCTGGCGGCGCGACTCTTGTTGGTGCTACCGCTCTCGAAGCCGCCAAAGCTATTGGCGCTACCACCACAGCGACCATTGCCTCCGACTTTTTGCCAGCTAATACTACCTTATGGGTTCGTCATACTGGCGTAGCTAGTACGGAAGTCGGGCAGTACTTCGTACAGGTTATCTTAGTGCCGAAGCCCTAATGAACTATCTAGCCTTTAGAGACATTCACAAAGGCGAGACCGCTTTATTGGTAGGGAATGGAACGAATTTATCACTAACCCCGCCGTTCCTTTTCAATTATCCAGCCTTCGGAATGAACACGATACACAAGTACGAAGGCTGGAAACCAAAATATTATACAGGCGTTGACAATCGCCTGATGCGCGAATTCGGCAAAGACATTGCAGAGAAGTATAAGGACATTTACAAATTTATACCGTCTGGATTGAAGGAATGGAAAGGTGAAAACTTTATAGTTTTTGAACACCTAGCCAACGACCTGAAAAACGGATGGAAGCCCGAAACACTCAAAGACGGGATTACTTACCACAATGTTATGCACGTCGCAATGCAACTGGCTTATTGGATGGGCTTCACTACTTTACTGATGATTGGAGTACACCATAAACCAGATGACGGACAGTCCCACTTTTGGGGCAAAGATGCTGGAATGCCGAATCAAGTCCCTATCATGGATTGGATAAATGGGTACAAAACTTTAGTTAGTGGAATGAAAGAGCGCGGTGTAACTGTACTAAATATCAGCGAAAGAACATACTTAGCCGAGGATGTAATCCCTCGCGGAAAATGGAAGGATTGGACATGATAAAAGTTAGATTTTTCAACGATTTTCAGGGAGTAGAGACAAATAACGTCTTTTATCCCGCTGGTGAACATGAAGTCCCCGAACATGTGGCCTCTCGGGTTGTGAAGGACGGACGGGCTGAATACGTAACCACGCACGGGACAGCCTCTTTCGAGAATACACCGCAATTTGAAGAAGCCCCTGTGTTTGTACCCGAGGAAAAGACAGATGAGGTTATGACTTCAAAACATTTCAAGCGAGGCCGTAAATGAAGCGTCAATTATTCCCTATCGTAACTGATACCTCGGGAGCGGCGACGGTTGGACAAAGTACCACAACCGCCCTCCCTTCCGTTATTGGTGAGCTGTACGCGATCAAGTACATGCCTGGTGACATTGACACGGGCGCGACCGTTACGGTTACTTGTGTTGCTGGTGATGGAAGTGCAAAACCATTACTGACAAAGGCGACCGCAGGGACATCTAATCTCTGGTTCTATCCCCGTGATTTAGTTCACGCGGTAGCTGATGGCGCGGCTTTGACTGGTACATCTGGCGGAGACCGTGCAAAGCCTTTGCTTGATGGTCAGATAAAAGTAGTCATTGCGTCTGGTGGTTCTGTAAAGACAGGAAGTGTGACAGTCTATTATGAGGATTGAGGACTTTTACAATCTCCACAAGGGCGAGACCTGCATTATTGCGGGCGTTGGTCCTAACCTACACTTGACCCCGCCGCAGTGGTTCAACTATCCATCTTTCAGCGTGAATACGATTTACAAATATGAGGGATGGACGCCGAAATACTACGTTGGAGTTGATGAAAGACTCAGGCTTGAAGATGGCGAAGCCCTTACGACTGTTTATAAAGATGTGACGAAGTTTTTCCCGACTCCTGATTGGGACGACCTGCAAGGCGAGAATATTTACAGATTCAAGCATACCCCAAGAGGCGACTTGACCCTGGCAGGACAGATGCCGAACAGTCCAAAGGCTCTGACTGATTACGGGATTACTTACAGGCGCGTAATGGATGCGGTCTTTCAGATAGCTTGGCACATGGGTTTTACTACAATGCTGATGATAGGCGTACAGCATAAACCCTATGACGAGAAAGACTCAGACAGAGCGCACTTTTGGGGCATAGATACAAAGGCGGTAGCGAATCAACCTAATACATGGTGGTTCGATGGGTACTCACATTTCAGCCGAACCATGAACGGCGTGAGACTTCTAAACATTAGTGCTGATACATATGTACCCGATGACATTCTAAAACGGGACGATTGGCAGAAATGGAAAAATACATGATTTACAGTGAATGGGTTTACACCCCTGTGTTTTGGTATAGGACACTAAATGACGACGCTGAATAGTTACGCCTCGCTTGCAGATTATAAATCCTTCGTGACAGCACGTGGGCAGACTTCATCTACCGACACAACGGATGACGCGGTTATTGAACAGCTTCTAAAGTCTGCGAGTTCATACATTGACGATAGCACGGGAAGGTTTTTCTATCCTCGCGTACAGACTCGTTATTATGATGTACCGAATCCTGAAAGCGTTGACCCCCGCCTGTTGAAACTTGACGCGGATTTACTAGAGGTTATCAGCGTCACTAATGGAGACGGGGTGACAGTCCCTTCGACCGAATACGCTTTGAGGCCGCGCAATGACAGCCCGTACAGTGGAATCAGGCTAGTAGATAACTCCACTTATTACTGGGCGTCTGACAATGCGGGTGATTACCATGACGTAATTGCAATCTCTGGGATTTGGGGATTCCATAACTATTATGGGAATGCGTGGTTGCCCGGGTCTACTCTTGCGGAGGACTTGGACACAACCGAAACAGGGACAGACGTAACCAGCGGAACGGCTTTTTCCATTGGCGACATATTCAAAGTAGATACAGAGTTAGCTTACGTCTCAGCGAAGGCAACAAACACCCTGACCAATACACGCGGGGAGAACGGCTCGACAGCCGCCGCCCATTCATCGGGCGCAAATGTCTACATCTGGCAGTTTATGGGAACGCTAAAAACTGCGGTGTTAGAAACTGCTATGCAAGCTTATAAGCGGAGGTTTGGACAATCCAACAGCAACACCCAAACAGTCACGGCGGCGGGTATTGTTTTGACGCCGCGAGACATTCCCGCGATTGCGGCTGAGTTTATCAGCACTTACAGGAAGTACGCATGACCATAGCCCTAAATCCTGTAACGGTAGCCGCCAGTATTGCCTCCCTGTCTGTGTCTGGCGTGACCATAAAAGACATTGACGAAATTCCAGATTCCGCAAATATGCTCTGTCCTTTAGTGATTCCAGCAGACAACTTTATAACCAACATTACGCCACAGACTCAAAGTTTTGGGAGTAACGGCGGGGCAAAGATTGATTTCTCTTACTCTCTCAATTATATGTTTATCTATACCGAGATTGGGAGCGGAATAAACGGATACGCCCCTTACGCTGGACTAATGCAAAAGCTGGAACTGATTTTAGAAACTATCTTAGGCAATGACGCAATAAACGGGCTGATAGACATGAAACTAGAAAGCCTCTCGGAAGTAGGAACGATTGAAGACCCCGCAGGAAATCAATTTTGGGGCGTTACCTTTTCGCTGAGATGCCTGGAGTATGCACAATGAGATTACATCCTAAATATCAACGTGGTTATTTTGACGGAGTTGACCTTTCGGGCTTCTCTCGGTCAATTGGTGCGCTTGATTGGAATTTTGACCAAGAGTTAGACGCGGCTTGGTCTGACGGAGTCAAGAACTCGATTAACGGAAAAGGCAATATTTCAGCGGGTACTTATTCCGCCTTTCTTGACACGACCGCAAGCGGAGCACACACCCTATTAAAAGACGTAGGCACTCGAAATGTAATGATTGCAATGGGCGCAAATGCCGAACCTGCCGCGGGTGACCATGTATTCGCGTGGAAGTTTGAACAGACTAATTATTCTGTTGAAGATGGTGGCGGCTTTACGGTTGTGTCAGTGCCTTTAGGAAGTGCGTCATTCGCTTCAACCCTCACATACTGCAAGCCCTGGGGCAGATTGTTGCACGCGAAAGGACTCGAGGAAGATGTAAATTCATCCACTGGTATTGATGACATCGGCGCGGCTTCTGCATTGGGCGGGATATTTGTCTACCACCTGTTTTCCAGTGACGGGACAGTAACGCTAAAGGTACAAGACGCCGCCACAAACGCGGACGGGTCTTTTGCTGACTTATCAGGGGCGACTAGTGGAAGTGTTGACGCCACAAGCACGCCCCAGCATGGAATGATTGCAATAGGTACTACGGCCACAGTCAGACGTTATCTACGCTGGCAATTGGCTTTTGGAACTGCGACGGGCGCGACGTTCGCCTGTGCGTTTATTAGAGCATAAAAAGGAGCAATATAAATGACAGCTAACACGGGTCGAACCCACACTAAATATACTCAATTCTGGCTTGATAATTCAAGCGGAACACTTACCAACCTTTCAGCCTATGCAAACAGTGTAGGCGCGGTGGGTTTGGATTATGAAGTAGTTGATGTAACCGCCTTTAGCGATGCAGTCAAAAACTTTTTGACAGGTCATCCGACCGCAGATTTACAAGTTACCTTTCCGATGGATACCGTTGTGATTACCCACCTTTCTGCTTTGAGTACCGTTACCCCGCTTTCATTGGGTATCTATTACGGTATCCGTCACGCTTGGGAAAGTGGAGAGCCTACATTCGGGCTTTCGTCAAGCGCGACAAGTGGTTACATCTTCGGCGGCTTCTCCGTATCTGATGGAACTATCACGGCGAAATTCTCAGTATTTGGCCCGACCGCCCCCGCTTGGGGAACTTCCGCAATCACGTAATCGCCGTAAGGCAGAAAGCAGTAATAGATGTCAAAGACAATTCAAGTAACTGGAAAATGGGAAGGGTCGGTAGAGATTGCCGACCCACTCAATATCGAACAGGCGCAAGCCATAGCCGACAGTTTAGACCTTCCACAAAAAAACGCGGACGGGACTTACTACACTATTGCGCTAGACGCGAAGAAAATCCCCGCCATTCTCGCATGTGTGGAAAAGTGGAATCTGAAAGGCTTTCCAGAAACGGTCAATATAAAAACATACCCAGCGTCACCACGTAAGGCGGCGCACGCTTTGGCAAACCTTATTCACTCTGAACTTGTAAAGGTGTATGTAGGTGATACCGAAGTCCCAAACGAATAAAGGCCGACGCTTATTTACACGCGAGCGAAGGCCGATACAGCCGAGAGTTAGACACACTGGCGAAGATAGATAGATTTGGACTGGAAGCCATTACAGGACGTAGACAGTTTTATTATCGTGAACTTAGGCATTTGATAATCGCTGAGAATATCGTCAATGCTTACCACTCACGCAAGCGGTCTGAAAACTGGACAGCGTGGGTGACTGAAAATCCTGTAATGGCGCAACTACTGGCAGAGGCCGAAAAACTTGTCAACGACTGAACCGATTATTATCCCAATTGAAGGCGACCCGTCGGACTTTGTAAAAGATTCCGCGAAAGTAAACGCGGAACTTGATAAGATGGCGAAGGGAACAAAAGCCGCAAGCGGTGCGAATACTGGCATGGCGTCATCTGCAAAGGCGGCGTCTTTTTCCATTACCGATTTACGCTCTGCCTACATGATAGCGGCGGATGCGGCGCGGGTAGCTGGTCAAGTGTGGCAAGCTACGGGTCAGGAATTCGTCAACTACGCCGAGCAGGTCAAAAATATGTCCCGCTCTCTTGGTGCGTCGGCAGAGGAAACAAGCCGACTAATTCAAGTTGCCGATGACGTTCGGGTAAGTTATGACACCCTAAAAATTGCGATGAAAGAAGCGCAGAAAGACGGGATTGATCCAAACATCGAAGGGTTGGCTAAATTATCAGACCAATACCTTGCGCTCGCCCCTGGCGTGGACAGAACAAAATTCCTGCTTGATAAGTTTGGGAAGTCGGGCGCGGAAATGGGCAAGCTCATGGAAAAGGGCGGCGATGGAATTCGCAAAATGTCGAGTTCTATTGATGATAGCCTAATCATGACAGAGAAGGGAATAAAGGCGTCTGACGACTACCAAAAGGCTTTAGATAATTGGAACGAATCCATACAAGCCGTGAAAATGTCGATAGGACGGGATTTACTCCCCGTAATGACCGACCTGCTAGACCACACCTCCCTGCATACTCGTGCTTTAGAGATTATGGAAGAACAGGGGTTATCTACTTATCACGCAATGGGGACGGTAGGTTATGCGGCGGCTTATAAATTGGCGTCTGAGGAATTAGAAGTTAGCAGAAACGCTGAGACAGCGGCGTCATCTGTTGACCAGTTTTCCGAAGCCGCAGTAGATAATAAAGACGCCGTAAAAGAAGCCGAAACCGCCCTAAACGATTATAAGGACATGCTGAAAGAGGTATCAGAGGCCAATCAAGAGGCCGAGTCTTTCATGCAGTCTTATGCGGACTTTTCCAAAGGGTACGCCGAAGACCATGCGGACGCGATACAAACACTGCATAACGCCTACGCTGATTTAGATAATGCAATGGGTGACGGAAACGAAGATGAAATACAGAGCGCAAGTGAGGCGGTGGACGAAGCTAAGGCCGCAGTCCAAGACCTCGAAGCCACATGGCACGAATCAACTAACAAGATGATTTATGACATGGCAATGGCTAAGGTATCTGTTGATGGTTTGACTAATGCTGAATTCGCCGCCACTCAGGATTTAGCCGTACAGATGGGGCTTAGAACACAAGCGCAAGCCGATGAAGCTAAGGCCATGATGGAAAAGGCGCAAACCATAGCCGACGGAATCGCCCTGCAAGAAGATGTAATGCGCGAAAAATCCGAGACAGACGCCGAATTACTCAGGCTCGAAGAAGAAAAGAAAGCGGCGGCGGAGGGAACAACTACCGCGATTGTAGATGGTTCGGCGGTCTCAGCGGAGGCACTTGGTACGGTGGCGCAGGCGGTTGACTCTGCAACTCAATCCTATATGGCAATGGCGCAAGCGGCTTGGGATGCGGCGGCGGCGGCTCAAAGCGCGGCGGGTTCGTCATCCTCTAGCGGTTCTTCGGGTGGTTCGTCGCCTGATGAGCGTGACGGTTCGTCTGTATCTTCTAGCTCAGTGTCAAAGAATAGCACGCTAAATATTTCCATCCACAATCCACGCGGCGAAAACTCAGCGAACAGCGTACGCCGTGCTTTGAAGCTTACCAGTTATTTAGGACATCCGATATGAGTCTAACTTGGACATTCGGCGGCACGGCTCTAACATCATTTGGAAAAATTACCGTCATTGATGGTTATCTTGACATGCCACAAAGACGGGGAAGCAATCAGATTATCCCATTTCAGCATGGCACAATGCACGCGGGTAAATATTACGACCAAAGAGTCTTAGCCTTTGGGATAACCATCACGGCGGCTTCCGCCTCTGCATTAGAGACAACTTTCGACAATCTGCGAAAACTTATTGCGCCACGTACACAACAGACGCTATCCCTCACCCGTGAGGATTCCAGTGTATTGACTTCTCAGGCGATTGTAGACGCGCCTTTGCAGGTCAACAGAATCACAAATACCCTTGCGCGGGTGGTGGTGGAATTCGTCATGCCTCGCCCGTATTTTAGACTTAGCACGGCAATTGCAGACAATACGACCACGATCAACACCAGCCCAAAAGCTATGACGGTAACGAACCCAGGCACAATCGAAGAACGCGACGCAACAATAACATTGACTGGCCCGCTCCAAAATACAGTCATCACCAATTCAACCGTCGGAGTCTCACTTACCTACACAGGCACGATTGCAGGCGGGGAGGCGGTGGTCATTTCGACAAATTCATACGGCGAATACACAGCGGTAAAAACTGGCTCGGTGAATGTTATTGGAAACGTCACCCACAGCGGCGCGGCGGCATTTATGGTATTCAACCCAGGCGATAATACTTTGAGTATCACCGATGCAACCGCCACGACAGGGACTGTAAAGGCCAGCTTTTACGCACCTTATTTATAAAGAGGATACATGCCAACACCAGACGCAAACGACGACCCGATTGAATGGACACTAATAGATACAGACCTAACAACGGTCTTAGCTGTATTGCCTGCCGCCACGAACTCGAATCTTTACTTAGAACTGAACGAGCCAGGCAGTGGAAATGTTAGCGTCCCTCTTTTGTCTACCTCCGCCGCCCTGATTGAGTCGGGGCAGTTTATACGCGCTAAATATCGGGGTGCTTTGCGTGGTGGGTTTTTTGTAGAGAATATCTCTCGCTCACAGGTGAACGCGGGCGAGGGAGGGGAATTGTGGACATCTGTATCAGGGCGCGGGGCTTTGTCTATTCTTGAACGCGCCAAAGTTTGGACAGACGGAACGAACGGGACAACTCGAGAGTTTACCGATAAAACAAAGGCGGAAATTCTTATCACCCTTATCGAGGAAGCGCAGGACAGAGGCACGATAACCAATCTGACTTATGACTTTACCGCTACAGATGACTCAGACTCTACCGCGTGGACTGATTCGGAGACTATGCAGTTTTCGATAGGGAAATCGTATCTTGACGTTGTGCGTGAAATGGCAGAACTGGGTATTGATTTCAACATCACGATTGAAACAGACGGGACATTCAATCTGTCCGCTTATTCTACTGCTTACGGTACGGATAAGTCAGAAACCATATTCTTTAGGCGCGGGTCAAACTGTGTAGAAGTCTCGAACACTGAGACAGGCGCAGAGATTGCCAATGCTCTGCTTATCAAATACGATGGTGGGTACAGTTATACAAGTGATTCAACATCCATAACCAACCGAGGCCGCAGGGAAGGAATCATAGACGCTATTGACGCCTTCAACTCCGAGCACGCTTTGACCTATGGCGCGGCGCGTCTGGAATACCTAAAGAATCCAAAGACCGAGCAGGATGTAAAGGTTTATGACGGGATTGGTACAAGAGTATTTGTTGATTACGATTTGGGCGACTATATTACCCTTGACCTTTCAGGCGTAGAGACATCCAACCGCGTCAGATCACTACAGCTATCTTGGGACATGACAGAAAAGGCAGACGTAACAGTCGGCCTAAATTCGGTTGTGTTTGAAAATGAAATCAGACAGTCTAATGACATCCGTAAATTGTTTGAGATATGGCGCAGACAGCACGACGGGGATAAATTAGATGTATCCTTTTGGGCGGCGATTGGTCAACTATCAGCCCTTGCCACGACAGGAACGGCAGTTTATGCGGCTGATGTTTCGGCGGCAGGAATCCTGTACATTGGCGGAAATATAACAAAGGTCGCTGGGAAGGACATCGGTAACGCGGCAAAATACAACGTCAACACTGGCGAGTGGTCTGCACTAGGGACAGGATTCAACAATGTTGTTTATGCCATTGAGTGCGTCGGGACTGATGTTTATTTCGGGGGCAATTTTACGGATGCCGACGGGGTAACTGCTTACCATGTTGCTAAGTATGACGAAGGAACGGAAACATTTAGCGACATGGGAAACAGCACGGGGACAGAATGGGCGGCACTAACTCGCGCTTTGAAATACGACTCAGGAACAAGCCGACTTTATACAGCGGGCATTAGTAGCACAGCGGCAGTTGGATACTATGACACGGTTGGGGAAACGTGGACACTGTTAACGGGATTAGAGCCGTATTCTGACCCGCCAGGTTTATACAACGCAGAGATTTATTCTCTTGCGGTTTATAACGGTGATTTGTACGTTGGTGCGGCCGTGCTAGACGAGCCGTATGTTAGCCGTGCGATGTGGGACGGGGCAAGCTGGAACGCGCTAGGGGATACAACTTCATCGGGTTACGTTTATGCTCTTGCTGTGGTCGGTGACTACCTATACATGGGCGGGACGGGCATCACTATTGATAACGTCGGTGCTACGTCATATGACTTCATAAGATGGAATCTAGTCACTGAAACATTTGACACCACACTCACAGACGCTAACGGAGCGGTAAAAGCCTTTACAGTAGTAGATACCGATTTGTATATCGGTGGGCAGTTCACTTCCATTGGTGGATTATCCGCGCCTTATATTGCTAAATTTAACAGTGGCGCATTCTCTTTATTGGGTACGGGTCTAAATGGTTACTGTCATGCACTTGCATCCTATAACGAAAACATTGTAGCTGGTGGTGTGTTCACTACGGCGGGCGGGAAGCCGATCAAGTACATTGGGGCTTATATAACCAACCTCCCTGAGTTGGTAGACTATCTCGAAACAGGAAGCGGTGACTTTGTATCTGGTTACGTCCACCCTAACCACTCGGGGGACGTAACCAGTGTAGGCGATGGGGCTACAACGATTGCATCCAACGCCGTGACGAATACGAAACTAAACGACATGGCAGAGGGAACGGTCAAGGCTAGAACAGCAAGCGGAACAGGTGACCCGCAAGACGTGACGCTTTCAGACTTTGCCGCCTCTATTCAGGCTGATGTATTAGCGGGTCAAACTGGCGACAGGGTCGTTATCTCTGATACTTCTGGAAACATAACCACAGACTCTAATCTAACCTACGACGCCACGAACGATAAATTAGAGGTTGGTATTGGTGCACCTGGCCTTTCCGCTGGTGGGTTCGCTCAGGCTTACGAGGGCGTGTCTGTTGGTCATCTCATGGTTACGTGGGGCGATACTTTCGCTTCATTCATTCGCGGTATTTTCTCACGAGGGACAAAGGCAAGCCCGACAGCAGCACAGGCGGAGGACGTGCAATTCAGAGTTAGGGCGTCATCACATGACGGTTCGGCTTATGCTAACTCGAATATTGAAATCAGATTCATTGCGAACGAGAATCAAAGCAATACAGCGCACGGGTCAAGGGTTGAATTTTATACAACGCCTGACGGATCAACGACTCTAACAAAGGTCATGACTTTGCAGGACGATGGAAACGTAAATATTGAATCGGGTAAAAGCTACCTAGTGAACGGCTCGCCCATTAGCGGCGGGTCATCTATTTCAGCAAATCAAAGGAGTTGGTTTTTATGTTAGTTTTAGATGCAACCAGTAAAAGTTTGAGAATGGTTTTAGGGGAAGCCCACACGACCAACCCCGTAGATTTTACGGTGGCTTATGCAGACGCGACAACTACCACGTTTACAGAGGGCGGCGGGCCTGCTCAGTCCAACGGGACAACCAACGCGGAATTATTGGCCGCACCTGGGGCGAGTACTCAAAGGGTGGTGAAAGAAATTACCATCTATAACAATGACACAGTATCCCATGTGGTGACTTTGTACTATCGCGTCACGGCTACGGATTACGTGTTTTATAAAGAGACTCTAGCGGCTGGCGCATGGGCGTATCCATTGCGTGACGGAGTATTCGAGGGTTCAGCGGCGGCGGCGGCTGACATGGTGCTTTCAGAAATCCAAACCGTGACAGGCGCAAAGACTTTCGCAGATGGTACTTTGTTATTGGCTGGCTCTACTTCGGGGACATCAACACTGAAAGGCTATGCACTCGGAGGTGTGACGCTTAGCCTCCCCGCCCCTGCCGCCCCTGATACATTGGTTAGTAATACCAACACAGCGACGCTAACCAATAAAACCTTGACAAGTCCAACAATCACGGGCGCAACTATTACGACGACATCAGTAAAACCAGTCTCAAACGATGGGACGTCATTGGGTGAAAGTGGTACTGCGTACTCTGATTTATTTCTGGCCTCGGGTGCTGTAATAAACTTTAACGCGAGCGATGTAAACATTACTCACTCGTCCAATCTCCTAACTGTTTCAGGTGGTGATTTTACCGCCCCAAACATCACAGCGACCACCGCATTTCTCCCCGACGCAAACGACGGAGCAGCACTAGGTACTACCGCCCTACAATTCTCGGACGTGTTTTTGGCTGAAGGTGGTGTAATCAATTGGGACAACGGAGATGTAACTGTCACACAATCGGGCAACACTTTGACGGTTGCGGGCGGAAGTCTTACAGCGGCAATTGCTCCCCGAGTTGTGACCACTACCGACGATTCAACAGCGGTCATTGATTTAGACGCGACCGACCGTTACCACCTCACAGCGATTGCCAACGCAACCACGATTTCCACAACGGGAACACTGGTAAGCGGTAAGGCGCGATTGATACGCTTGAAAGATGCGGGCGTGGCAAAGGGTTTGACGTGGGACGCGGCATTCAGGGCGGTGGGCGTGACGTTACCGACTACAACGGTTGCAGGTAAAACACATTACATTTTAGGCGTAGATAATACGGATGACAGCAAGGTTGATGTTATCGCCGTAACGGTGCAGGCGTAACATGGCTGATACTGGATTTAAATCACCATCAAGCTCTATAACGGGGGGCTGGTCAACATTATCAAATTGTTATTCATCGAATAACACATACGCCACAACCACAAGCACAACATTTATAAACGGAGAGGTTTATAATTTCGCGTTTGGGC